CCAGCTGACGGACAAGGGGACAGAGTTACGAGCTCTGATTGATAAGTCTGCCGCATCTCCGGAGAGAAAAAGAGCACTAATAGACTTGGCAGTCTGGGACAGGCAGACTGCCTTCCTTGAGGCTCTTGAGACCACGCCGGGGATTGTCCATGCTTGCGAAGCGGCTGGAGTGAGCAAGCGGACAGTCAACGACTGGCGGCAACGTGACACGCTCGGGTTTCTAGTCCGAATGGATGGGGCCCGGGAGTCGTTCGCTGATAGGCTGTTGGCTCTCTCCTGGTCGCTGGTGCAACGTCTGAAGCCTGGCCAGAGTCCGGTGCTACTGCTATCAATGCTCAACTTCTACGTGCCAGGCTTCCGGCCTGCCACTGCGCCCGAGCCCATGGACGCCAGAACCACGCTAGCAGAACTCCGTGCATTGTCCGCGTCCACTGCGCCGGGGCCCGCGTTGCCCGCGTCTACCGCCATCGACCCAGTGGCCGAGGTCGAATCGTGGCTGAGGTCCAACCGCGATCGCCCTGGTGGGCAGCCACCAGGCGCTGGACCGAGCAGCTGGTCAGGCACGGATTCGGACGACCAAGCCGGCCAGGGTGGTGTGGCTTAGCCAATAGGTATAGTGTATTAGTTATATCCGTGACAATTCGGTTTGAAACAAAAGGGGGGTACTAGATGACAGAACAAGACGGCAAGGTACAGGAGCCCAGGACACTGTGTGAGTACTTTTCGCAGTGGGACGATTTCGAGGGGACTATATTCTATGATGAGTTTGATCCGGCGTTCGTAGGGTTTGGATGGCAGTTTAACGTCGGCCCGATAGCGATATATAATCAGGATCTGGTCATGGAGGTCTTGATGGCGGACGGGACTAGTGAGGAGGATGCGCTGGAGCACTTTAGTTACAACGTACAGGGGTCGTATGTGGGGGAGCGTACCCCCATCTTTTTGACTCACGTCAACGATGGGGCTGTGCAGGATTTCATGAAGCGTCAGGCTGGGGCTGCTATCAGTGGATGGTCTCGCAAGGTTGCAAAGAAGGTACTGGAGATTAACTGATGCCGTTACCAGAGCTGGCAGTAGATTATTTATTTGAGAAGGTTCAGTTTGCTCCTACGCCGTTGCAGAGGGGTATATTGAACTGTCGGAAGCGCTATGTATTGGTTAGTGGTGGGGAGCAGGCTGGCAAGAGCATGGTGGCTAGTAAATATCTACTGAGTCGGTTCATGGATACTGGGGAGCCTGGGTTGTATTGGTTGGTTGCAGCGGACTATGAGCGTACACGGGCTGAGTTTGATTACTTGGTGAGTGATTTCGCTGCGTTGGGGGTTCTTGCTGATTCTACTAAGCGTGTTGATCCAGGGCGGATAGTGTTGGCGGATGGGACGCGGATCGAGACTAAGAGTGGCAAGGACCCTCGCACACTGGCTATGAGGGCTCCTAACGGTATCATTGGCTGTGAGGCTAGTCAGTTGGATCATGAGACCTTCTATCGGATACGGAGTAGGTTAGCGCCGAAGAAGGGGTGGATGTTCTTGAGTGGGACTATGGAGGGTTCTTTGGGTTGGTACCCGCAGTTGGCTACTGCGTGGCAGGCGGGTGCTGGTGAAGAGCAGAGTTTCACTTTGCCTAGTTGGAGTAATCATCATCTTTACCCTGGTGGCAAAGATGACCCGGAGATACTGGCGTTGAAGGAGAACAGTCCAGACGAGTTCTTTCTTGAGCGTATCGAGGGTATCCCATGTCCGCCTACGGGTTTGGTATTTACGGAGTTTCGTGCTGATCTGCACTTAGAGGATGTGAAGTATGAGCCGGGGTTGCCTGTCCATATCTGGATGGACCCAGGGTATGCTGGAGCATACGCGGTAGAGGTGGTGCAGATCGTAGACGAGCAAGTGCGGGTGATAGATGAGGTCTACGAGCGAGGACTTGTTACTGACGAGATTATTAGAGTATGTCAGGCCCGTGAGTGGTGGCAGGACGTGCAGTTTGGGGCGATTGATATTGCTGGTACTCAGCACCAGGCGATGGCGGCGCCTACCGAGATCTGGATGAGAGAGACTGGTCTGTACCTGGCTAATCAGCGTGTACGGATCAACGAGGGCACTGAGAGATTGAAGGCGTTCTTGAAGCCAGACCCCTTGAACGGTCATCCTAAGATCCTGGTATCACCAAAGGCAGTAGGTCTGCTTAGCGAATTCGGTGCAGCGCCGAACCCTTTTGATGGTCAAACAAGGGTATATAAGTGGAAAACAGACCGTGATGGTAATATAGTGGGACAAACCCCTGAAGATAAGTACAATCACGGGGTAAAAGCGCTCATATACGGAATCGTAGACAGGTTTGGTTATGGTTTCGTACGTGATCGTGAACGAATCAAGGTTAAACATTGGTGATGGTATATGGCAAAGTCTGATTGCGATCCCGATGAGATCATGCACGCAGTCCAACGTCATGCTGACGAGACTGACGCATTACGTGACAGGATGGAAGAGGACTACGATATCTATCGTTTAGTCCCTTATGACGCTGGTGATGGTTATCAGTCTTATACCAGCAATGCTCCTCAGACATATGCAGATAAGATCATTGGATGGATAGCTGCTCACAGGATGGTATTACGTGTTCCTCACCGTGGGGATAGACTCCAGGAGAGAGAGCGTAACGACAACAAAGAACGGTTCCTGATAGGTCTTTTGCGTGCTGTGGACGAGGAACTGAGTAACCAATTGCTCCCGCCTTTGCAGGCGCAATTGGCCTGGTTCATGTGTCTACGTGGCTGGTATGCCGGCAGAGCATTGTTCGCTAAGGATGAGGACGGGACGACATATGCCAGTGTGATGCCGTGGGACCCACTCCATACTTACTGGAGTATGGGTCACCGGGGTTTGGATTGGGCTTGCTATAAGACTAGACGTACTCTGCAGGAGATACGGGCAGAGTATCCTAAGTTTGAGCTTGACGAGTGGACTATAGGGAACGATAACCCGGACGAATTCGGCCTGGATGTCTATGACTATTACGACAGAGAGCAGAATTGCGTAGTCATCAACGGGAAGTTCGCTAAAGACCCACAGGACCATGGAGCTGGTCGAGTACCTGTATTCCTGGGCATGGTAGGCGCACAGCCGCCTTTACAAGGTAGATTCAACGGACGTTTAGACCCTGACATGATCGCTGACTATGGTGAGTCATTGTTCCGGTCTAACAGGGAGTTATATGAGAAACATAATTTCACTATGTCGGTCATGCTGGAGATGGTTGCGAGGGCCCAGAAACAGGGTCTGATAGTACGTTCCAGGGACGGATCGAAGACGTTAGACGAAGATCCGTACCAAGCTGGTACAGAGATAAGTCTAGGAGACGGCGAGAACGTAGAGCCGTTAGGACTACTGGAGATAGCCAAAGAGACTGGTGCCTATATGGGCATAGTATCCGGTGAGATACAAAGAGGGTCGTTACCCTTCTCAGTTTACGGCGAATTGGAATTCCAGCTATCTGGTTTTGCTATCAATACGTTGAGGCAAGGCATCCAGACAGTCATCGAGCCTAGACTGGACGCTCTTAGAGACTGCTACCGACAGATAACCAATATGCTATCTGACCAGTATGCTACCGGTACATTTGATTCTATCGAGTTATCTGGTTGGGGCAATAACCGTCAATGGTTCAGTGACGAGATCACCTACGAGATGATAGACGGCGTAGGCGCCCCTGAGATCGACTTTGTAGGCAACCTACCTCAGGACGAGATGACCAAGATGAGCATGGCTCAGATGGCCCGTGAGGGCCCTCAGCCACTGCTCCCGGACGTTGTCATCAGGGACGAGATCCTTGGCCTACAGTCTGCAGATGAGATAGAGAACCAGATCAAGGAGCAGATGGGCGAAAGGATGTTGCCTGAAGCTGCTTTATGGTCTATCTTGAAGGCTACGGAAGAGCGTGGACGCCCCGATCTAGCACAGTTCTATATGGGGCAACTGCAAGAAGTCTTGATGCAAAAGCAATTAGCTCAGCAGCAGATGATGATGCAGATGCAAGGGCCCGGACAAGTTCCTGGAGAACCTGGGCCTGGTTCGCCTCCTCCCGGCCTAGGTACTCCTTCTCCGGGCGGAGTAGGGCCAGAGGGCGCTCCCCCCTCCCCTGGCCCTGCTTCACCTGGTTTAAGACCAGAAGTGATGCCAGAAGCAGCTATGGGAGCACCACCACCATCTCCAATCCCACAAGGAATGCCATCTGTGCCCCCAGGGTCAGCCAGACCTGGCGCACAGACTGATGTAGAGAGACTAAGACGTATCGGACTCTGGGGCCCAGGACAGTAACTATGACTATGCAGAACCCTCAGGCTAGACAATTTAGGCAACGTCCAAGGCCTACTCATATGTGGGATCCTCAGCGTGGTGTCGTTCCCATGGATCCTAATGCCCCTAATAAGTTCGTTCCACCACCTCCTCCAGAGGTAGTGGAAGCCTATATGCGAGGGATGGCTAGAAGGCAGAATGTTGACACAGATATGGGTCAACCTGGATTTCCTTCACGGCAGGCTAATCCGATTGGAGCATCAGGGCTACGGCATAGTGAACGTGGATTTGAAGGTGGTAGGCCAATAGCTCCCTCTTTTAGACCAGATCCTGGGTATCATCCTGGCGATCCTGGTAGAGATCTTCGGGGCTTTAATCCAGACCGTAGTACCAATCCAATACCAATGGGCAGTAATAGAGGCCAGCAAATGAGTGATCAA